CAAGCGTAATTTCGGCTGTCTGGCTAACCTGAAAAGCAGCGTCATTCTCCATATATAACAAATGCTCCATGGTGAATTCATCACCCTCAAAGGTCATCCATACGTCAAATTCGCATCCCGCTGTAATCACAGCGCCAGATAATGGCGGCGGGGCAAATGTCACCAGACCAGTGTCATAATCCAGCGTAAAATCAGCGCCTTCAGCCTTCAAGACACCATCAACCGCTACCTGAACGGTGCCGTTTTTTGGCGCTCTGATCGGGTGGCTATATTTTTGAACATCAAACGAATATACCGTCACAAGCTGAAACGTGGCCTGTGCAGCATCACCAAGGCCAATTTGCTGATCCACCGCCGAAACGGCGCTGGAATCGGCGCTGGTTTTGTAGTCGGTCCAGTCCTTAAATCTAAAGGCATACACCCCGGCCAGACACACGGCCCAAGCAGATTTTACCAGTTTGACCTTCGCCGTTTCGCGTGCTCCATATCTCAAGGTGGCACGGCGCAAGTGAAAAGCCTGCGGCGTGCTTCGCTCTGAATACCCGTTTGAAGAAGTTGTTTTTTCAACCCGCCGCCAAAGTGTAAATTGAGCGTCCTGCTCAATATCGTCCGGCAGCCTTGCATCTGAGAATTTTGCCATACCTATGCCCCCGCAAACCCGCGCGCCGCAAGCGCCGCTTGTCGCCGTGACGGCCGGATATCAACTGTGGTATTCGGGCCAGCATTATTAATTGTCACATCAAAGCTAACATGCGGCGCGCCAGAGCTGCCACCTGACGCTCGAATCCCCAATCGACCATCGCGCCCCCGCTCAAGCGGCATAATAGCTTCCGGCCCCGCCTCCGACATCGAGGACATACCGCCACGCGAGGGGAAGTAAGCTGGCCCCATCACCACAGCGCCGTTTGCATTCGGGCTGGCACCCACACCCATACCGCCAAACAACCCGCTGAGCATCCCTGAAATTGCATCTCCGAAACCTTTTTGCACCGGCTGAAGAGCCGAACTTAAAGCACTGCCGGAAATAGAATCCCATGTGCTGGCCAGCATCGAGCGAAATGAATTCATGGTGATTTGCCCTTGCTGCAACCAGCTAAAAAAGTTCGCGGAAATAGTCTGCCCCATGCTGTCAAAAATCTGGTTGGCACTGTTCGCCATCTCGCCAACCGTGCCCACAACACTGCCAGACATCTCCGCAAATTTGCGCATAATGCCGCCAAGGTTGGCATCTGTCATCGGGCCGATGCTGGCAAACATTGCCTGAAACCACGCCGAAACGGAGCGGGTCATCCCCTGCACCGAGCCGAGCTGGCTATTCGGAATGATCGTGCCGCTTTGCTTCGCCACAAATATCTCTGCCCCCTCTTCTCCAACCAGATATGCGCCACCAGCCTCGACAGGCCCGCCTGCCGCACGGGTGCCGTCCAATATGCTGCTATAATCAAATGGCACCTGAGACCCGCCAGTCACGTCTCGATAGGGTAGAAAGCCCGGCGGAGCCACAGGCGGCATTGTGATCTGCGGACTTGATAGCCCTGCAAATTCTGTAAATGCCGAAATCGCTTCCCGAATAGCCCCCGTCACAGCCCCGAATGTCTGCCCGATCCAGCTATCCGAAATCCAGCCCGTAATGCCCGTCACAAAAGCCTCTACGGCCGCCAGCCCTTTGTCTTTCAGTTCAACAAGTGCAGCCCACAAATTCCCAACCATCGTGGTAACAGCATCAAAGTTTGCGTCACCAATAAAGTCCACCACGATCTGTTTGAGGTTTCCCATCACCTTGCCGCCATAATCCAGCGCGGCATTCCAGTCCCCCTGAAACACAGCCAATACACCAAGCGCCATATTGCCAATACCCGCGCCAATTGAGCCCACAATATTCCCGATAATATTTGCACTGCCGGCCATGTTGTCCTTGGCCCCTTCCCATGCCGCCGCCCAGTTGCCATCAAGCATATTTTTGGCAATTTGCCCCATTCCGGAAATTTGCCCAAGCAGCCCTTCGGTCTTCATCTCGATCCCGTCAACAGCCTGCTGCCACCCCTTCACCAGGTCCGGCCCAAATGCGGCCACACCAACGGCCAACAGCCCTAGCGGCCCAAGCACACCAGTGGCAATGGCCCCGAGCGTCATCAGCGCCCCGCCAAGCGCACCGACGCCAATCACGGCCAACCCAGCCACCGCGACCACAGGCCCCATGACCGTTGCAATAGCGCCCCATTTTACAATACTTTTTTGCTGCTCTGGGGTGAGCGCGTTAAATCCATCAACTATATCCCAGATGATTCCGGCTAATGGCTTTATCAATGGCACCAAAGCCTCGCCAATCACCTCTTTCAAATCACCCCACGAATTGACCGCTTGATCTACAAAACCCGTGCCCGCCTGAACCGCTGCAATGGCAGAGCCACCATATTGCCGCGATAACTCATCGAGTATCACACCTTGCGCACCAGTTACATCACCCATATCCACCATACTGGTAATCATATTTTTTTGCTCTTCTGTAAAATCCACGCCCGCCAAGCGAAGAGCCGTTAGGCCCTTTATCGGGTCCTGAAGCGCCTTACCCAAGCGGGTGGATGTCGAGAGTAAACTGTCGCCGCGCCGCGCCGCCATATCCAGCACCGCCATTTGTGCGCGCTCGAATTCAGGTCCTGTGATATTAGTGAAGGTCAGCAGCTGTGAAGATACATTGCCCAAGATATCCTCATCACCAAACCGCGTCAATCTTTGCATCTCGCTTGCCATGCGAAATATCTCGTCAGCAGCCAACCCCGCCGCGCCAGAGGTGGATTGCACACCGGCCACAACTTGTGCCTGCGCCTGTGCCTGAATATCAAACAGCCGCAAACTATCGCGAAACATCAACATCATGGGCGCCGTAATGCTGGCACTCATGCCAAGCCCGACATTGCGCATATTGCGGCCCATGCGGGTGGCGCGCTGCGCGACCGTGGCCATCATGCCATCGGTCTTACGCAGATCACTTTGCACACCCGCAAAAGCCGCCCCACTCATATTGGTGGCACGTATCATGAATGAAAGATCAGGTATCATTGCTGTCGGCCTTCTGTGATAAGCAGTGCCACCATGTGCACATAGTCATATTCTGTCAGCGCCTCGACCCGTTCCGGCGTCCAGCCCGTGCGCAAACACAGGCTGTAAAACACATTCAGGTCGGGGCGTTGCTCTAGTTTTTTACCGCATCCTCGGTGGTAATGTTGGCCGGAAACGCCTCGTCAATTGCTTCGCCAATAGCCGTCACATCACTGTCGCGGCACTCCTTCATTAAGCCACCAACATCGAGATCGGTAAAGATGCGCGCGCCATCTTCATCTACCAAGCTGCGCACAATCTGGCGGCACCGCGCCACCATGGTTGGCAACATTACAATATCCTTGCCGCTTCCATGCACTTTCATCGCCTCCATCATCCACTCGCGATCTGCCATGGTGAACTGGCGCGCAAAAACCTTTTCCCATTGCCCAATTCTGGAAATATCAATCTCCACCTTCTTTGCGGTGCCGCCCCGCGCCTTCAGCGCTTCCATTAACTTTGTCATCTTATTCGACCTTTGTTTTTGTTGAATTCAGAGAAACCCAGCGCTTATGGCAGCGTTGTTTCTACGGGCACGCCACGGCTTGAGGCCGAGACGCTCTTCTTACTCTCGCCGCCCGCCGACCATGAGTCACCCACCGAGCTAAGTACCACGGTTACCGCCAGTTTTTTCTTGCCCGTGGCATTGCCATCCGGATACCACGCCAAGGCCAGCTCTGCCCCGGCCTTTATCGCCGTGTGCGAGGCCTCTCCAGGCACACCCTTCAGCGTAAAGCTGTAGGTATAAGTGGTCTGTGTCGGCAGGTGGTCCACAAATGACTGCGCCATCACCGGCGAGCCAACAAGGGCGTTGGATGAATCCTGGCTGATATCTTCAATCAGGGCAATGGCAGAGCCGCCAAGCTCCAGAACTCCGTCTTTTGCTACATGCATATTCTTATCCTTTCGGGAATTTTAAAGAGAAGGGTCACCGCGCGGCACCGCGCAGCGGATGAGAAAATCAATCGAGCGGGTGCCATGCACGGCCTCTCCTCGATCCAGAACCTGATCAGCAGATATCGGGTATAAATCAAAAGCCAGCCCACCAAGATCACCGGACGCCATCAGCGCTTTTTCAACCGCCAACTGCATTTCAAAAAGCTGGGCCGCCACCTTTGAAGCAGGCCGCGCCAGCAGCATAATCGTGACCTGCAAATCGCGCTGCAAATATCCTGCCGCGCCAGGCGCAATCTGCTCCCGCGCCGCAAAAGCAAAAATCACAGGTAGCTGGCTCGGGTCCATCTTATTACCAGCAGGCGGGTCCTGAATAAGCGTCACGGCCACCGGCACACCGCCAATCATCACCGAAATGTTGGCCGTCGTTAGCGCGGACAGCACAGCGTCCAACACCCGCTTGCTGATATGATCTGCCATTTATTTGCCCTTGGCCGACAGGGCGGAAGGCTTGGTTTTGGCAACCTCCACCAATGGCGGCTTCATCGCCGCCCAAACTTCAGCTTCGCCGCGCGGGATATCCACCGGCACGCCCTTTTGCAGCTGGCCTATGCTGCTTTGCAGAGTTTGCAGCGGGGTGGCCCGCACAGTATCAGTATTATCAGCCATCAGACTAACTCCAATTCAATATCCACAAAGCCATCCGCAGCTGGAGAGCCAGCCGTGATAGAGGAAATGACCTTGTATGTTTTTCCATTTATCGGCCCTGCCAAATCCCCGACATTGAGATTAACCAGCTGGTCTTTCGGCACAGACAAAGTTGGCAAGACTGCCAAAGTGGTGCGCCCGTCGCCATTGTTGATCTCGGTCGGCTCATCGCGAAATAGTGCAACCACCGCGTAAGCAGGGCCGGAAACAGGCGTGATAATAATGGTCTCGCCAAGCACATTTGAAATTGTGCTGGCAAGACCATCAAAGACCGAGTTGGCCATAGTGCTACACGACCTGCCCTGTGAGCAGCACTTCGCCGGTGCCGCTGGGGTTTGTCGCCGCCGCCGTGGCCACACCAACAAGCAAGTTGCTGGTGGCCACCGTCGTGAACAGCTTCGCCGCATCATCCCAATAGATTTTTGCACCAACCGCCCACGCCTGTGCGCTCACCTTGGCAACAGCAAACACGCCCTTGCGCACCACCACGATGTCGGCAGGGGCCACCACATCAAATTGGGCAATACCGAAGATCGAGCCTGATTTCACCCCGGTGCCGCTCGCAGCATTATAGGGCGCGGGTATCGTCAGGTGTTCGCCCGCATTTACATAATTTTTCATTTTGTCCTCATGGGTTTGTAATGGAAGCAAAAACGGGCGACCCGCGCCGCCCGCTAATCTCTCTTAGGCGCAGTTAGCGCCTGTGGGCTTCAGGCGTTATGCACCGGGGTTTTTGTAAACCCCACGATACTCCGCAGGAGCCGCCCCGAAAATGTGCCGCGCGATCACATCCACATTGTCAGGGTTGCGGCTTTCCGATCGCAAAATAGTTGGCCCCTCATACCCAGCCAGATAGGCGTGCTCAATCGGCGGCGTATCTTTGTCGATAAGATACCATGCGGTATCAGAGCCACCGGCAATCGTCCCCAAATGCGGCGTCGCCACAATATCCATATTTTTGTAGGGGTTAACATCCGCATCCGTGCGCGGCGTCGTATTAGCCACAAACTGGTTGAGCGCCACTTCGAGCGCATCTGGCCCCAGCAACAGATTCCCCATAATATTCAGGAACTCGTCCTTGGCCACACTGCCAAGCGCCTTTTGCCGTGCCATCGCCGAGCGCGCGAGCTGCATGCTCGCCACAGAAATCACAGACCCAGATGCTGCAAGATTTTTGTGGGTCGTATGGAATAGCGCAGTACCGTCAGACTTCAGTTTGGCATTATCCCGCAAGATACCCCAAACCACGCGCGCCTCGAGAACTGCCGCAGAGCGCGCAAATTCCATAGGAATGCGCTCAAAGAAGCCAAGATCATCGTTAACAATGGCCTCGAATGTCAGCGTCAGAACGCGCCCATAATTTGCAACCTTCAGGCCTTCACCTTCATCTTTGATCGTAGCCTGCTTATATTCGCCGTTCTCTTCGATCTTCTGCAATTCAAAATCACCACCCGCACGAACGGTCGTCATCTCGCGGAAATCGGAAGCGGTGCGGCGGCGGCTAATAAGCTGCCAGTTGTGAGACCGCGCCGCATACTGATCACGCAAGGTCCGGTTCATCACCTCTGCGGTGATATACGAAAAATCACTCACCCCATAAGCGCCACCCATCATCGTCGTCGAGCGCATGCCGGCACGAATGGTTTCGTGGTCACTAAAACCACCACGCCCACCTGCCAGATGCATCGCAAGCTGCTTCGGCCGCAAACCGCGATACTCGGTCGCCGCGCCCTCCAGAGGAGCCGTTGAGGGCGACACGGTATGCATCATAGCGCCGATCATCGCCTCGCGCCGAGTATCCACCTCGTCCTGCCCGCCAGCCACACGGGCGGGCGACAGCGGAGCGGTATCAGCCATGGCCGTCATCATTTTTGCCGATGCCGCTTCTGCGGTCACGCCGTTATCAATAAGCCCGTCCACAATTTCATGCGTCAGAGAGCCCGCAGCAAGGAAAGGCGCGGCCTGCGCCCGAATGTCCATAATGCGATTACGCTCTGCTTGAGCCGCGTTTGACGCGATTGCCGCCGTATCCACAGGGGCCGCTGGCTCTTGGGTCACCTGCGCCTGTGGCTTTGGGGTCGGTGCCGGGTCACCGATTAGTGTCTGCCGGTTCAGGTCTTTAGGAGCCATATTGCCCTCCATAGTATCAGCCGATTCGGCTGGGGTTACACTGTCATTGACAGCAGTCATAGCCACGCTCATCGCCGAGCTTGGCTTTTTGAAATGTTCAAAGCAGGCCTTCAGTGCCATCACCGCCTCGCTATGGCGCGCCTTGGCTTTTTTCGCGCTCATGGCGGTCTTGCTTTTGGCTGGCAAAACGGCATCCGCAAGACCCGCTGCCACGGCACAATCAGGCCCAAGCCATGTCTCTGATTTCATCAAGTCACGAATGTTGGCAACAGTATCTCCACCGCGCGCCGCATAAACCGTGGCATACACATTTGCGAGGTTGGAAAGCAGCCCGGCCTCCTTGAGCATATCATCCTCATTCCCCCTCGCGACAGAGCTTGGATCATGGATCATAATCATCGAACCCGCCGACATTTCGATAGTATCCGCGCCCATCAAAAGCAATGATGCCGCCGAAGCCGCAATGCCCTCCACAACGATCGTCACGTGGCCCTCATTTCCAGATATGGCCGCACGAATAGCCTCGCCCTCATAAGCGTCCCCGCCGCCAGAATTCAGCCGAATCTTCACATCGCCAGAAAATTGCGCCAACGCCCCGCGCACCAATGCCGCAGAAATATATGGCCCGCCAAGCCAACCGCCCCAGTCATCGTCAAGCACTGGGCCAGTTAGTATAATCTCGCCGTTTTTGATCAAGTCTTCGATGCTAAATTTGTCGTCGCCGCTCATGGATTGGCCTCCGTTTTAGTTGCATTCTGCGCGGGCAATCCCGCCTCGTATTTTTGCTGATCTTCAATCCGTTCTTTATGGACAGTCTCGGGGTCATAGCCGAGCTGCCGCTGCGCCTGTTGCCGGCTAATGAGGCCGCCTTTGATTTGCTCCAAAATGGCCTTGACCTCGCGGTTGGCATCAATCAAGGGGCGGCGCGGCGCGGTCCACTTCATTTTCCAGCGCCCGCTCAGGCGCCTGTTAAGCAACAGCACACCCTGCTCCACCCATGCCTCGATGCCCACACACATCTGGTCGATCATAATCAGTTGCTGCCATGCCTCCACATTGCGGTCCATCTCCATACGGCCCATTTTTCCGGAGGCAAAATTCACGCGGCTCAGGTCGCCAGCAAGGGATTCGTATGTAATACCAATCGCCATAGCGATGGCCGAAATTCCCTGACGCATAAACTGGTCATACCCATCCACTGTAGGCGGCGTCGAAAAACTGACCTTTTGCCCGGGACGCAATTCTGCAACAGCTCCAGGCTCGAGGCTTTCCAGCCCGACAATGTCTTTCCCTTCAAAGGAGGCCTGCCCATTGCTCGCATCGCTTTCAATCACAGCCACCAACATCGCCGCAATTTTCTGTTTTAGAATTTGAGCCTCTTGGTAGTCAGACAATTCCCCCATGGTCAGCAGCGCGGGGGCCAGCCACGGCACACCGCGCGTCTGCCCCGCGCGGTCCAAGCGCCGCACATGGATAATATCCGCCGCCAGCACCCGCTTGCTCGTCAGCTTAATCTTACGAGTAGCCGAGCCAGGGTGGTGCTCAAACAGCCAGTAGGCCACGATCTTGCCCCAGGCATCGTATTCGATACCTTCGCGAATCTCGTTGCCACCATGGCTTTGCCTACTTTCGTCTAGAAAATCAGGCTCCAATAACTCAACCTGAAATGGCAGCTTCAGGTGCGTATCATATTTATTTATGTCGCGCTTTCGACGCCGGAGCAGCACCTCCCCGCTTTCAAATACAGTGGACGCGGCCACCCTCTGCAACCCGGCAAGGTTTTGCACACCATGGGCGTCAACATCTTTGCTGTTCACATGCGAAAGAACCAGCGCCTCAATATTCGTTTTTACAGCATCATCATCCGCCTCGATCGAGGCCACGATGCCCTTACCAACCACGTTGTTGACCACCACATCAATTGCCCGCTTGGCATATGGGCGATTGCGTATCATATCGCGGGACAGCTGCCGTAATCGACCACGCACCCCAAGACCGGCCGCATCAGCATCACTGCCCGTCACCTTCCATCCCTTGGTTCGGCGGCCAAGAGAGGCCCCGTCATAATTCATCATCGCCCGTAATTTATGCTGAGCAGCAGCGCGGCGCACAGCAAATTCTGGCGCAAGCACCGATAAAACTTTTAGGAATGGCGTCATTTTACAGCCCTCGGCCTGTGCTTGGATAAGCCACCTTCACCACCCTCGCCGCTGTGCCGGCCACCTCATCTTCCATCATCCGCAACGCCGCGCGCATTTCTGCCAGCGAATTATAGGTCACCATCTCTCCATTACGCTGCACCGTTCGCACCCCGGAGGCGATGGCCTTTTTCAGGGTGTCAATGTCATTTTGGGTGAAAGCCATTATCGGTCCAGCCATTTCATTTTTTTAGGTTTCGGTTTTGCCGCCGGTTTCGGTGACAAGCTGTTTTCCGGTTCATCGCCCATCAGCACGGCCAGCGCATTGTCTGGTCCCAGCACCGCCCATACCGGCGGCGCGGCATAATCTATACCTTCATAGCCTTGGTGAATCAGAACTGCGCGGGCGTAACCCGCGAGGTCAATATTCTCGTTGCGCGGCATCCCGGCGCGCTTTTCCCAGCCTTTTGGCCCGCGTCGCTCTGCGGTAAATTCTTTGAGCTGGTCATCCCCGTCTTCTAGCATCCAGCGGGAAAGGTGCATCGCCCCGGCCCCACCTTCCTCGCGAAGCAACGCCGCACAAAGAACATCCTTCATTTTATCGGTTGCCACATTCAGCAGCATCATATGCCGCGCCTTCTTGCCGCCATGGCCGCCCTGCGGTGGCGCGTACCACACCCGCCCGCCGGTCTTGAAACCACCGTGCCCGCGAATGGCAAACCATCGCCCTTCACCGTCGATCTTGCGGCGCGCCCGCCAAAAGGACTCGGCACGGTCTGAAACACCGGGGGACCCGTGAAAATCATAACCAATCGAAATCGCCTTGAGCCCATACTCGGTGCCCTGAACTGGCCAAACACGATCCATCAATTCTGGCAGCACCTCCCAATCCTCAATGTATTTTGGCGGCATCAACATCCGGTTATCTGCTCCTGGCGCGCCCGTGGGCGGCGTGTGCAAATCAAACCGGTCAATCAAAGCACACTCGCCATCTTCGCCCCATGCCATCACCCCAACAGGAAACCTATTGTCCTGCACGTCAATTCCGATGGTGATACAGCGCGTCCATTCAGGGGCCACACCACGCGGCCAATCCTTCAGGTTGCCCTTCAGCGCTTCCATTGTAATCTCGCCATCCTCTGCCATAGCCCGAGGCAAATAAGGCTCGCCAAGCCCCGTATTAGTCGCCGAGATCAGCTTGTCTTCGCTGTCGGTTTTGGCAAAGTGCCGCTTGGCCGTTTCGATATTGGCTACAAGGGTAGCCCAGTTTTCAAAATAGGCCACCACGCCATTCATCCAGTAGCTCACCATATCGGTGGGCCGAATATCAGGGTGGCCTATGGGCACCGCCTTTTGCCCACAGCGGCTTTCATGCAGCCATTGCCCGCCAAGATTGAGTGCATATTTTTGCGTGTGGTTAATCACGCATCCATTTTTTGGGCACCCCATATATACATTTTCCGCCGCCTCGGCAGGTTGCAGCGCGGCATCATATTTCAGCAAATCAAAGCGCGGCTCAAACATCTCTTCGCAGGTCGGGCAGGTCCAGTAAAACCGCGCCCGCGTGCCCTCATTGTAAAGCGCCAGCACACCACCAGATACCGGCGGCGCTTCATGAATGGTAGTCGGTTTCCAGTTCTCCACAATAATGGGTCGCCCCGGTGTGCTTTCCACCGCACACATCCCCAAGCTTCCTTCTGTTTTGGTCCGCTGTTTTCCCAGCGTATACCCGTCACCCTCGCCCCCGATAGAATCCTCAAAGTGATCATAGTCCGTTTGCAAAACAGTCCGTATGGTGGCCGAGCTGAATTGCGTAATCGTCGGCCAGTTGATCGTGAGGCGCATGCCGCCCTTGAACTTCTTTTCAAAAATATTGTCGGCACCTTTAACATTTGCCAACCGGCTCCGAAGTTCAGGGCTATTCCTGATCATAGGGCCTATTTTTTCTTGGCTATATTCGCTCGCCGCATCGCGGGTCATCTGGAATATCGCCGTGCGTCCAGGGTGGCACACGGCGATATACGCCGCCGTTGATTGCAACATCTGTGTCTTGCCAGATTGTGAAGGTCCGCAGAAGGCCAACCCCATATATTTCCGGCTGGCCATCATATCAGACGGCTCGATCATGTAGGGCGTCAGGTTCCTGTCAAAATCCTGCCATTGTCCACCAACCTTCACGCGCATATAACGCTCGGCCGCATCTGTCACCGACATCCGTGCGGGCGGGTTCAAAGCTGGCAGTGCTTCCAATAGTGCTGCGCGCGGATCTCGATATGGTGGCAATGGCTGCGGCTCTGGCATTTCGCGCGGGGCCCCATCCATCAAATCAGAACCTGTTGCGGCTGGCCTTCGGCCTCATCTTCAAAGCCCTCCAAATGCGCCGCCGCGATCTTGTCCACCATAGCGCGCTGCATCTCGTCCATAAAACCAACCACCTTCTCCACCTGATCCGGAGCAAGACCTAGATTGCGCTCAAGCTTGTCAGGCATCGCCCCTGCCTCACCACTCACAATCAAAAATATTCCTTCCAGCAGCTCGACGACTTCCGGCATCCGACACAAGCTGCGCCGCATCAGCGCCGCCTGGTTAAACTTCAGGTCAGCCTCGGCCGATTCCTTCCTATCCTTGGCCGACATCGGGCCAAGGTCATACCCGCTATCCAGATTCAAAAATGCTTTTTGCCGCGCATCAATTGCGCTTGCCGCACTGGCCTTGCGGCTGGCTTCCTCATCGAGAGAACCCTGTCGCCACTGGCAGCATTCGCTCAACATAAATGTGTAGGCCTTACCGTTCCCGCCCTCTTCAAATACAGGCAGCCCAGCCCGCATCCACGCATCAATCGTGTTCACCGAAACGTCAAAATACGCCGCAAGTTCGGTCCGGTTCATGGGCGTATCCACTACCCCATCTGGCAGCGGCCACCACTGAATAGAATTCTCAGTCATAACAACAACACCAACATTATCCTCAACCCCCGCCGCCACCAAAACAAGTCCACAAAACAGGGCGCGAATTACCCCCGTTCGGGGGGGAGTCGGGGGAGGACCCGCGATCCGTTATCCGTTATGCCTTGCTTAGCGCCTTGTATTCCATGCTGTCAGAAAGCGGCGGCGAATGTGGGAAGGCAGCCGCTGCTCTGCGGTTATTTTTGCATTTCTCTCGAAGTGCATTTTCTTTTCATATTTCGCCGTGTCCTCATAAGCCACCAGCAGCTTTAGGCGTCCGCTTTTCATACGCTGGTATATGCCCGCTTTCGCCGACACCCCAGAACCCCTCGCCCCAGGGGTGCCGGAGAACACATTCTTTTTTGACCGCAATCGAGACACCGCATTGCGCGTCATGTTTCCATATTTGTTCAGGCGCTGGTTTACCGGCACCAGAATTGCGCGCCCCTTTGGCCGCCTCACCCCTCCGGTCTCAAGCCGCATGAGGTATCGCCTTTGCACAGGTTTGAACCCAACCACCCCCACCAGTCTGTTTTTACTGGCGCGCCGCTGAAAGAGTGCGCGGCGGGTAAACGGGGTAGGCCTATCCAGATCTTTAATTAATCTCTTTTCGGCATTTGCCTTCACATCCGCCGCCGTGTCATTGATTGCTTGTGCCACCGCAAATGGAAGCTGCCGCTGAGCCGTATCCGAAAGGGCGGCAGAAAAGGCCGCATAATTGGATGTGACATTCAGCACTTGCTAATCCTTGCTGGCGTGAGCGCGGCCCCTCGAGCTGGAATCAAAAAGGGCCGGAAATTCCGACCCACTTTTTGATGATGACATAGTCATTGCATGCAGGTGACTTAACAGTCAAGGAAAAACTTTTCCTAGCCAAATGGCACACCCGCCTGCTGGCCATACTTAACCGATGCCATACGCGGCGCGCGCACCGGCCCCGCCATCCTGTCCAGCGCCTCGCGCAGCGCTTGAGCCAAGGCCGCCACCGCGCTGCCCTTTTTGGACCACCCATCCCGCACCAGCACCTCGCTGATCGTCAGGCCGTGAATGCACACCGCATCCACAACGCGCCGATCACTGATATTGATACGCGGCACACCCTCAACCTTGCGCCGCCGCCGCACCACCATCGCCATGCCATCGCCAATGCGCCTGTGCAGAACGGACAGTTGCTCACGGTCGCGCAATACCGCGTCGATATATTCGCCGCCCTGCCCGCCACCGCCCTGCACCGCTTCCAATGAAGAGCACTTCACCCCCGCGCATTCGTGCTTTTCAAACAGGTTTCCATAGGTCCGGCCCATATCTATCTGCGCTTGCGTAAACGCCACCCTGCCGTTTTTGGCACTGCCCGCCATCATCCGGTCAAAAGCATCGGCGCGCCGCAGCGCCTTGCGGCCTAGGTGGCCAGACGGCTTGAACTTATAGCCATCCTCCCCGTCCGGATAGCCCTTCATCGGGGTAAACTGCACCACCGGCCCACGGGCCGGAGCCTCGGGGATTTCCGGCCCGCTGCCCTCTGGCACTTTACCGAGAGCCACCTGTTCCGCCAGTTTCTTCTCGGCCAATTCCGCCATATGCCGAATGGCCACAACGGTTTTTACGCCCATGCTATGCTGCCCATCCAATACCCTGATCGTCATCTTACTCATGCCGCCACCTCTTCCTTTTTATTTGCAAATACCAGCGCCTTCACATGCGCCATTGTGTCATCAAAACCTTCCATCCACTTCCGGTCCGCATCGCTGGCCCTGCCTGCCTTGATGCGTTCTGAAACCAACACAGATTTGCGGGCCAACTCTTCACCATGCTGATTAATTTTCGGCCAAGACAATTTGTGCGGGATGCGATAGGTCCTACGCATATGGGCACGCACAGCCATGGCATAGGTCGGTCCGAGGTTCCACGCCTTCCAGCCCGCCGCGCTGGCCATGTAGCTGATCACCATATCGCTGTCATGGTCAGGCGGAAACTGGATGGGATGGGCTATGTTCGTGATGGTGATGATCGAGGGCCACTGGTTGCGATGCGTGCCGCCCGCTGCCCGCGCAATGCCATGCCGCAACGCGGCCAAATTCTCGGGGTCCATATAGGCCAGCCGCGTCTTCAGCCCCTCGATCCACTTTTCGTGCTCTGCCACGCTCACCCCGCGCTTGCGCACCATGCCATCATCCACCAATGGCTCCACCAAAAGCTTCGCCACACGGCGGCGCTTCTGGTCATCGCTCAACTTTTCCCCATCACCCATCTTCTCAGCCCCTTTTTTGCAAAGTTATCCACAATCGCCACCGTTGCGGCGGATGCGCCCGTAATTCTCTTTTCTTTTCATTTCTTTTCTTTTCTTTTCAGAGCGGCGTTTTTTGGACGAAATCCGTCCGCAAAACGGCACATTTCGTCCCATTTCGTCCCCGTGCCGTCCCAAAACGTCCTACGGACGAAATTGCGGACGTTTTAGATCAACGCCATAGAGATGGCCTCAACCGCCTCGCGCACCCGAATTTCCGTCCAGCTACCCTCTACATTCTCGCTCAACCAGCCCCTGATCCGCAGCATGGCAGCGGCATCTTGCGCCATGCGCGGGGTGCCAACCTTGGCCACGCTCTCCTTCAGCCGCTCCATCTTCTTGCGCTCCCGCGCCGCCGCGTTTTTGCTTTCATTGGCCTCTTTCTTGGCCACAGCATCCAGCGCCACCTCCAGCACAACCGGATGCATGAGCCGGATTTCGCCGCCGCAATTGCAGCTTACCCAATGTTCAAGCGGCCCCAGCGTGCGGGCGCGCAGGTCTTGCCACTTGGCAAGGTCGATGTTGAGCAGCGCAGAGAGCTGGTGGTCATCATCCGGCAAGGTGCCCACCGGAATTTGGTTCTGCGCAATGCAAAACAGGTCAAAAGCATAAGCCCGCACCTCGGGCTGCGCTTTCAGGCGAAAGGCCGAATTGAGCCAGCGGTTGAAATCCCACGCAATAAACCAGTGCGATTTCAGCCGCGCATCCTGCGCCAGCGGATATTCTGGCAAGGTGGCCACATCGACCACCACCACCTTTTTCTTGGCTGCACTCATGCCTCTTCCTCCAAATCCAAAACATAGGCCAGCTTGGCCAGCCCCTTGGGCGTTACCCGCACCTGCTCGGCCACCTTGGCCACACCAGAGCTGCGGCTGATCGTTGTCACCTTGTGCTCCAGAAATCCGGCAATCAGCATGGCGCTGTAGCCCAGCCACACGCCGCCATTGCGCCGGAATATCCAGCGGTGGTGGCGCAGCCAGGCAAACAGCGCTTTCGGGCGCATTTGCAGCGCCTTGGCCGCATCGGTGATGCAAAGAGACCCCTCGGCCTCGATCAATATCTCATGCGCCACCAGCGCGGGCGCGGCGGCCTGCAAGGCCTGCTCGGCCCCGTCGGCGCGCTCGAGCTGGTCAGCCCACGCCCGCGCCGCCAGAATCGGATTGCCGAAATCCGGCAATGCCATAGCGCCGCTTTCCAGCTCTTGCCAACGATCCACCAGCCGCGCCGTGAATTCCGGCGAGAGCTGGGCCACAACGACATAGCTGTCGCGCTTGGCGATCCGGTATTCCGAGACCATTTGCCCGAGGTGGTTTTTAACTTCCACCAATGGTGGGAGTTGGATTATGCCCTTTTCTGCAAGGCGTTCCACAGTCCTACGAACCGAGTCATGGCGGCTTTCCACCAGCTCCGCAATCTCACGGCTGCTCATTGTCACCACATTGGCAACCTGTAAGGATTCCTTACCAGTTGGTTTTGAGCAATCAAGCTGCACAACGTTCATGCCAGCCTCCTGCTTTTTGTGGGCTTCGGTGGCCAAAAGCGCGCGGATCACATCCGGCGCGTTGCTGGCCCGCAAACGCGCGATCAAGGCGCGGCGCTGCACAGGG